CGTTGTTAGCCGCGTCATATGTATTCTGAATAGCATTAGCTATCTTGTATGCTTTCTGGGCTGCGAACATCTTCTTGTTTACAGCTTGGACACCGGCAAACTGCTCGCCTAACTGACCTAACATTGAACTGGTCAACTGTGACCCGCGCAATATTTCCTGCTTACCATTCCTCTTTTGTATATCGGCTTTCTTCTTTTCGTAGTCTGCAATAAGTTTTAATCGCAATTCTTGATGATCAAATATCATCGTATCTTCTTGCGACATTGCTTCGTCTAAATCAGCAAGTTTCTTTTGATGCGATTGAAGAAGAATCTCTTCTTCTGTCATTAAGCTCTGCCTAATAGCTTCTACGTTGCCGCCAACTCTTTCTTGCCTTGATGCATCATCTTGAGCTTGCTTGAACTCTTCTAGTTTTGTAAAGGCTTTATCCAACTCAGTAGTAACACCATGAATAGCAGCTTGCTCTCTAAGTAATGCTATAGATGACTTGCCCATTGCATTTGCTTGCTCAATGACTCCTTCAACGAAAGAATCCTTAGCATTAGCTGCCGCTAGATCTTTGGCTGCTGTTTCTTCTGCTTCTTGATTGGCTTCCCTTTGCGCTTCAACTTGCGCCCTCAACATCATGATTAAGTTGATTTGACCTTCTGTAGCACCTTGTTGAGCCAGGTTATATCTTATGAGCGCTTCTTCACCCAACTGCAATTCAATCAACTGCTTATGATATCCTTCAACGACATCATCCAAGCCTTTTCTTATATCTGCGGCTTTTTCTATTGCCTCATCTATTACATCATTTTCTTCTTTCTTAACATCTATAGTGCCGCTGATTGCATCTTTATAGAGATTTTGAGTTGTCGTAGATCTTTTAACTGCGTCTACGGTCTCTTGCAAAGTGTTGTTAATTTGTATTAAAGCGAAGTTTTCTAAGTCCGATGCGTCTCTAGCTAAGACTAACTCTTGAGTGAATGCAGCAAGAGCGACGGCGGCTTCGTCGCCGCCAGTAGATAAGTCAAAATACATATTCTGAAGCTTTTCTGCTTCATCTCTATTTATGTTCAGCCTTCCTGACATAACAGACAAAGCATCAGCGGTATGGTTTATACCTTGCTCCATATCTTTGAATTTAAGATCAGCAGCAGAATCTCTAAACTGATCCATAGCTTCAGAAGCTGCTTGTACTGCTGTAACTAAAGCAAGTCTTATTCTAGATTCTGCAAGTTCTTTGCTTTCTGCTGACAGCTTTGCAAACTCTTCTGCTATGTTCGCAGTCGCATTAAGGAAGTTTACATCTAATATTTTAGACGTTTCTTCGGCAGTCTTCTTTAACTCTTCTAGTGCATCTTTTGAGTCAAAAATCTTAGGCATGAATGCTGTGCCTAGCGCTGCTCCGACAGCCAATAGAGCACCAACCATTGCGCCATTTTGCCCAAATAAGGACGCAACCTGACCACCTTGCTGTCCAAATACGAGAAGGGCGTTCTGCCCCATTTGAAGCTGTACCGCAACGTCCTGAACTTGATGACCTAATTGACCTAAGCCACCCCTCATCAGCCTTAGACCACCTTTAGCTGTTCCTGCTGCTGCTTGACCTTGTCCCCTGAGTTCTGCCGTTGCTAGTTGTGTTGCTTTAACAGACTCTATCTGTTCATCGCTAAGACCCTGCATCCTAAGCTTGAGAATCTGTATCTCGTCAGCAGTCTTATCAGCGGTATCAGCCTCAAACTGTAACTGTCGGATTGCTTTAGCGGTGATGTCAGAAGCACGTTTGTCTTCGTCTGCTTTGGCTTTAGCTTGGCGAGCGGCTTCTTCTTGGGCCTCTGCTTCACGCTTGTGAGCATCAATGGCTTGATGAAGTGAAGTGATGTGGTCTAGCTGGGCTTGATTAGCGCCCATGTTGGCAGCAGCCAAGAGATCTAACTCTTTAGCTGACTTCTTCAGTGCTTGTACTTGGTTCTCCAGCCCAACAGATATTTTATCTATCGCATGCTTGCGAAAGGCTTCGGAGGTTTTCTTTGCTCGCTCTACATTACGGGCATAGGAGTTGAATCCTAACTTAGTCTGATCATCTATTAGGATTCTTGCTAGGACTGTGTCTCTTGTCGCCATCTGTTAATTCTCTTTTAACTCTAAAGAAAGTCCACCAGTGATCAAACTCAGAAACAGTCATGTCTAGGATTGTCGTTAAGGGCTGACCAAGGCGCTCTGCTAACTCATACATGTAGTATAGCTGAGTTGGTTTGTCTTGGTCAGTTATAAGTTTTTTTCCCTTTCCTCCTCTGACTCATTGTCAGCGGTAAGAACAAACGTAGCGAGCCTAGTCACAACGTCTGGATCAACCTTTTTCCTTAGCGAAACTTTGTCTTCAAGAGTGAATACTTGATCGCCATTTTCGTCAGTAAGGCCAAAGATCACCGCGTAGATAAGATAATCAGTGTTATCTGCATCTGCGCGGCGTAGCATCCGAGCTTTATCATCAAGCGTCAGATTCTTTGCATACAAGGTCACATCCCACTCGGGGACTTCAATCTTGCGTAATTCCTTAGTGCCAAAATGAGCTACAGCGTTCTCAATTAGCTTAGGCATGTTATACCGTAGCTGACGTTAATGCGCCTGTACCTTGTACGGAGATAGTAGCTTCTACCATTCCGTCAAAGCTTGCACTTCTAGATACGCCTGTAACTAAAGCAGTGCCAGTGTAATAAGTATCGCCAGTGGTATCGCCTTCAGGATACAAATTCAAAGTAACAGAAGCGCCGTTTGTTAAAGCTCCCTGTCCTGATGAGTCCGTCTCGTCCCAAAAACAATCTAATGATCCAGAAAAACTGGTCAAAGTAACTGCATGAGTACGGGCTGTATCCGTCATTTTTGTGGTCTCAACCGTGTCGGCTGTTTCTTCTATGGAAAATGATTTAACTTCGGCTACAGCATTGCTGCCGACTTTAACAATTCCATCGCGTCCGATGTGACTTGCCATTATTCAGACTCCTTATCTGATTTAATTTCAGGCTCAACAGCATCTACAGGCTCAGGAGCCTTCTTAGATTTTGCTTTACCCTTCTTTTCTTCTGTCCAACCGAGGTTGATCATAGATTCTACTTTAGACGGATGTGCATCAACTTCCGATAAACCGTCTGGGCTATATAACTTCATAGTATATCACCTATATTCCTGTTTCTGGAGCGTTTTGTGCTGTCCTATATTCTACAACATAATTCATCGTTGCATACCCTACTGGGTTCTCACCGTCACCATCATAGTCAATGTCAGTGGATTCCAGATAACTAAATCTCGCCTTACCGTTTAACTTAGGGTCATTGCCCATAGCGGTTTCTACTTCCGCGCAAATAGTGTCTATCGTATCGTCAAACGTAAGATTCGCTTTAACGTAGGCTTCTATAGTGAGGGTCATAACTCGGTCTATACCTAAGCCTGTCCCTATCGTAGATATGCTGCTGGTCTCAGCCTTAGAGTAAATGACCAGTGCAGGCATTGAGGAATCGCTCAGAGGATAAACCCTAGACTGAAACACGTTAGTGCCAGTCGTAGTAAGTCCTGTCAGCGTAGTGCCTACTTGCTCTCTGATCTGCTGTCTTATGTGACTCATTGCTGTTCCAGTTGAATCTCAGAGATGCCTGTGCCGTCTGGGCGAATGTTTACAACTTTGTAAGTGATGCCGCTGATAACCATTGTATCTTGATGTGCAATAGAAGCTGCATCAGCAGTACGAATAACTGCAATAGGTTGATTGACTTCTACCGCAACACTGCCGGTCTCAACTGAAAAATAATCGTTGAGCAAGATCGTCTTGATCGTAGTTGCAGAACCACCGGCAGGCGTATAACTACAGTCAACGCCGAAATCGTTCAACATGATCAGCCGGTCTGCGGCGGTCTCTACCATTTACTTCTTCTTTTTTGTGTACGTTCTTTTCTTAGGCGCTTCAGAAGATTCATCTAAAGCAATAGCCCTATTCTCAACTTTAGGCTCATCGTATGGGGCGATCCTACCAATGCCCAACAACGCCTTTGCCTCTGCATCAGAGATCTCTACTATTGACTTAGCCTTTCTAGGCGCACCGTCAATAACACAGTTCCGCAAAACTTGATATTTCATCTTGCCTCCAAGATTCGGTGGGGCCGAAGCCCCACCTATCTTAATTACCACTGTTAGTCACCTTGGTCATTACCGAGGCAGAAGCTAACTGCGTGTCGTACAGCAACGTCCATAGTCTGGACTGCGCGGATCAGGATAGTTCCTGACTTGCTGTTGGTGTATGGATCAACCAATACATCCAAACCGCCCCACATTCCAACCAAGAGATCGCTGAAGTTACCGAAGTACAAGTCGCCTGCTGAACACTGGTTAGAGACAATAGCCTTATAACCGTTCATCGTGCCGCCTGGCTCAATGACGAACTGTGCAGTGTTGGAAGCCTTTTCTACAGTCTTCAACGCGCCGTACATTGACGCAGGAAGGATGTAAGCAAGGTTACCTTGCAGAGCGTTGTCTGCTGCAACTTCTGTTTCCATTTGAACAACTTGTGCGAACGTAGGAATTAAGTCCGTAGCAGCACCGAAGTCAACAGCGTTAATACCGCTGGTGCTCTTGATGCCGGTAGGCTGACCGCTTGAGCCAGTTCCCGCTAACGCTGCCAAGTCCATTGCAGTTGCAATAGCTTGTGCCAAGTCATCACGAATGAGCGCTTCAATGTCTAAAGTGCTCTGCTGGATCATACGCCGAGTTACTTCAGTAAACGCACCCAGATCCTTCGGAGAGAGGGAAATCTGGCTGAAGGTAGGCTCTGATTCAGCTACGCTTGCGCCTTCACTAGCAAGCCAAGCAGCAGAAGAAGAAGTCGCTTTCTTCGGAATCTTAACATCGCTTTGAAGACCACTGAGGATACGCGCACCAGCTTGCATTACTGAAGACTGGTTTCGCAATACGTCAATGAAGTCACCGCCACGGAAATCTTCCGTAAGCATGTTGGCATCATCACTAGTATTGATGTCACGAGTCCAGTTACGCAAAACATCAGCAGGAAGCATTACACCTTGTGCAGTGCGGCCATACTGGTCAGCAGCAGCCCGTGAACACTCAAACTCAAATGCAGCTTCTTCTTGAGCGCGACGATCATGGGGATTTGCAAGCGCGTTGATAGCACGTACAAGGCTGAATCGCTTAACTTCGTTGCGAGTCATGCCAATGTTTTGAGACTCAAGTCCCTCAGTGCTTTTGATTTCGTCCAGAAGGATTCCGCGGAACTCTTCAATTGAACGGCCTTCTGAGATAGCTTTTTGAGCCATATCAGACTTATTGTGCCGAGCGCCTAGCTCAACAATCTGTGCAGCATTCCGTTGTTCAGCTTTACGAGCTTCCGCTTGTACTGCCGCAACGTCAACTGACTCTCTGACTTCTTCAGTCATGGGATCACCTCTATTTTCAGTTACAGTTATAGGTTGGGAAGGCTCGCTGGATCGTCCAACGCCGACTGTCACATCAGCAGGTAAACTTACCAAGCTGGCCTCAACGGGTCTCCAAGACTTAGCTACATAGGTATCCTTGTCTCGTTTCTCCATTTTATTGATAGCATAGCCAACACTTATGTTAGCTTTAATGCCATCAACGACATCTGAGAACGCTTCAGCGGCAAGTCCGTTTCGTCCAAAACGCACTTTAGCTCGGAGTCGCCGAGATTCACTGTCTAGTTCTACAGATTCTACTACGCCGATTTGCTGCTTTGGATCGTGATCCATGAGCAAAGGCGCTCGTCCAGATGCGAGAAAACTCAGGTCTATCGCTTCTGCACTATGTTCTAATACTTCATTACCAAAAGAGCGTTCAACAGGCTCTTCAGATGATAGGGCAATCTGGGCCGTTCTGCTTTCTTCGTCAATCGGGCCTTTGTCCATCCCCATTGCACGATACTCAACCTTGAGTTCAGCATCACGATCCATGTCTTCTATCATGGACTCATAATCAGAGTCTCGCTCATCATCATAGCTAGAAGTCTCAATCTCTTCTGTAGATTCCTCTTCCGAGTCATGCGCTTTGGCTAACTCAATGATGAAACTTTCCTCAGTTTCTTCTACGTTGACTACATGACGTTCCATAGGAATATCCTCTTGTCTTTCATCACCTTTTGATTTTAACGGATGTCCCTTAGGGAATACATCAGTATCGTGTTTACCGCCTCTAAACTTCCCATTCTTTAACGCGTATAAGAAGCTGTTAACTCTCGCCATAGCCCATTGTTCAGGACTCTTTACGTTTGGCCTTACTGACCCTGGATTGGTCTTATAAGCGCCTATACCACGATTAAATACCTTTCTCAGCATTCCCATCGTGACTTTCTTGTTCTGAGCTGTGACAGACTCGTTATGAGCCTTCATCTTGTTCTGCAACCCCTTCTCAGAGGATGAGTTTATGGCTCTTTCATTTTCCATGCTCGCCACTTTTCCTTGCGCCCAAGATGCGCCTGCATTCCCGCCCCACAAATCCCACGCAATTCGCCACGCGGTTGGACCTCCATCAGGCATCTTCTTGCTATAGTGCTTGGCTTTGTTGTTGCCATGCCTACTAAAGAACGAATGCATCCTTTTTACAGTGCTTGCAGACAATTCTGCGCCGTTCTTGATGTCTCTAGCGCGAGCTACGCCTACCGCAGTACCGCCTCTGCCGTACTCCTTGCGCCACTCTAAAGCCCTATTAGCGGCAGTCTTCATGCCTTCATTGGGCTTATAACTCGCCATCTTCGTCCTCTAAGTCTATATTTCTTTGAGTTCCGTAGGGTTCTATAGCATATTCTACTCCAAATTGCTCGGATAACTTCTTATCTCGCGCAATCTGGCTCAATAGCTCTTCGGTATCCATCCCATACTGGCCTGCAACGTGACCTAAGCTCAAAATACCGTTCTTCAAGCCGGTAACAGCCGCGTTCATCTCTTTTAGAGGGTCAACCCAGCTAAAACCACGGCCTCTGAACTCCGCAGAGACTGCAAAACGGTCATATTGCTTCAACGGGATGCCAAATGAGTTAATTTCCATCGCTGCACCCAACCAAGAGTCATAAACAGGCTTGATGAAGTGCTGAATCATGAAAGATGTCATGTTTTTGTAGAAATCACGCTCTTCCAAGGCTCCCTGACGGATACTTGAGTAAGATGTAGCCTCTAAATCGTTAGAAAGTGATGTGTAAGACACCCCTAAGCCACTTGCAATGCCTCGCAGGATAGATTTATGGAAGGTATCAAACTCATTGCTCGGAAATGCCGGTTCAAATGCAGTGAAATCAACTCCAGCAGGGAGCGTATGGAAGCTGCCAGGGTCGGCTTGTATTATAGGGCTTGTATCCTCGTAATCGTCAGCGACGAAGCCATCACCGCCAGCAACCTTGAAGAAGCCCATTTTTGACGCACCGACTCGCGCATTAACAACCGCGGCTTCTCTAAACGCGCCTAACTGCTTGATTGCAGGGATTGCCGGTGCCAGCCAAGGTTCTCCTCTGGTCTGGCCCGGTCTTAGCTGCTTGTATAAATGAATAACCTTGTCGGCTAATACCCTGTTGTACTTCTTCTCTCTTCGTTGAGATGAGAAATCATAATCTCCAGGATGATACGTCAAGATGTGATAAGCGACTGCACGGCCAAACTTGTTGACCTCAATACCCATGCGAATCTCGTTGCCATTCTCTAAACGCTTATTGTAAGTCTCGTCAATCTGGTCAGCTTCAATGAACTCTAACGCGAATGAATCGTGAAAGTCTGGCGATCTATGCTTGATCAGGAATGCTTCACCATCTTTCGCTAAAAGCTCTATAGCAAGCTTCTGAACGTCAATCCATGACATCTTGCCGCAGACTGTAGGCGATGCATACCGGCCCCACATCTTAAACGCGGTCTCTACAGCTTGATTTCCTGACTGGTCTAACTGACCCAATGAATCAACGGCTTTAGACTGATAGAACACGCCATTCTCGCCAATCACGTTAACCTTAAGTAGTTCAAAGTATCTGCGAGCGTATTCGTTATTCATGGACAGATCGCGGCTACGGTTACGCAGTTCTTTCAGCGCATAGCGTAATTCACTGTCTGCCGACCTCTCAGATGCAACAAAGTCAGCAAAAAGCCGACCATTGTTTACTCCTGCGTATGTTCTCTTGCTTATCTTGTCCTTTTCTGGACTACGTCTAAAAACGTCTAAGATTCCCATCAGAACCTCACCTTAATTGTTGCCGAGGTTGGACGGTGGTTTTCTGCGTCCAGTTTTGCCTTCTCGCTCACAACCTTGCCCGAGAAGTAATTGCGAGCATCTACAAGCTCTTGGAATGTCATCTTGGTCAGACTTCGTCCCGCAATGCTGTAAGACGAAACATCTGCGTCAGCCTTACCTTCAAGCAAAGACTCAATCTTGGTTAACATGATCTCTGAATGAGACCGAGGATCAGAAGCATTAACGTCAAGGTCAGGAACTACCGTGAAGTGACCACGGTCAATTACCTTCCTTTGTGCGTCCGATGTCCTTACTATCTCCACTTGCCAGTGATAATCACCTGGCTCATAGTTAGCAGTATCTGCTGAGTTAGCTTGTATTAAGTAGTAGTCGGATGTTTCAGTCGCTGTTAAGTTGATCTCATGATTGCCACCACCGGCAGCTATGCGAGCAATATAATTCAGACTGTATAAGTTGGTAGGGTAGGCATCAACGAGATCAGAACGCTTCCACTGAATAAAATCGCCTACAACGATCTCAGTCGGTTCACCCTCTAAGATATCGTCAAAATAGTTTTTATATGCCATTGTCACCGCCATGCATTGACGAAACCTTTCGTTCTAGGTACAAAAGGTCTAGAATAATTTTCCTTAGGCTTCTCAGCCTCCTTCGGCTCAGATCGTATTCTGTCCGAAATGGTATTGACATCTACGTTAAGTATAGCGTAAGCAGCCACAGAATACACCATGCAATCAAATGCTTCGTTGCGCGGCCTTCTCTTAACGAAAACCCTCCTCTTATAACCTCTAACGAACTTTGTGACAATCTTTTCTGCCGTTAATTGACGGAAGTATTCATCGTTCAATCTGTCCGAGAAATGCATATATCCAGCGCCTTCCTCGTTGATTCGCATCCGTGCAAACAATAAATCCTTCGTCGCATCAACTCCGACTGGGAATAATGGGCACTTCATAGTGTTATTCTTGCTAGGTCTGCCTGCTATCGGCTTACCCTCACCGCCAACACCCTTGATAGCAAAATATCTCTTGGCATAGTTCTTCTTGCAGTATGCGTAGACAGAATTGGTAAAGTGACCGCCAGAGTCTATACATGCAGCGCGAGAGACGATTGTTCTGCCGTCAGTAGTGTCATAAGCCTTAGACAGTATATTATCCAGAGAGGCCCACAGTTGCGGCGTAGAGGGGTCTCCGTAAAGGACATGGTGATCTATGACCCAAGACTCATCATCTCTTCCCCAGCCTATTACACTCACCTCAAGGCGATCATCCTGCGTATCTACTCCGCAAGTGATAAACGCAATCTCTTCAGGCAGATCTTCAATAGGCTCTCTTCGCTCTGCTAGTGAATAATCGTCTACCTGTTCGCCTTCATCCTCCCAACTTTGAGCTAAGTACACGTTCGTCCACACTCTAAGCTGCTCGGGATTCTTCTTGACCGACAGAAACTCTCTCACGCCGTCAGATAGTGGTGTCCAAGGGGAATACAGCCCAGATATATGAAAGCCAGCGATCCCAGTGAAATCACCCTTGGCAATCCATCGTCCGTTACGGATAGACCACCTTCTGTCGGAATCTGACCAGAGACAGGAGCACTCGTCGCAAAAGTATTGAGCTGTATCAGGATTGTTGTCTGTCCATCGGACATTAGACCATCTTAGGGTCTGCTCGTGATGACAATGCTTGCACGGGACATAATACTCCCGCATATCAGACTTTTCATAAGCATCCTCTATCCTAGACGCGCCCTTGTTGGTGGGCGTGGATACCATAACAATCTTGCGATTCCAGAAGGTCGCACTTCGTTTTCTTGCCAACTGGATAGGATCGCCCTCAGAACCGGCAGATGCAGGGTATCGGTCAACCTCATCACACAGCACCAGCCTGATGGGACGCGAGGCAAGACCAGACGGAGAGTTGGCACCAACGATAGAAATAGCACCGCCTGGGAATATCTTATGCAACGTAGTGTTATTAGAGTCCCTAGCGCGAGGATCTTTCACCTTACCCGCCAGACAAGGCGTAGCACGTAAGAGTCCATTGGCTATTCTGTCTTTACTGAAGGACTGACTCATATCCAGAGTCGGTTGCAGCATCAGAATCGGACACGGGTCGTGATGTATGTGATACCCGATAATATTTAACAGAGCCTCAGACTTGCCCAACTGAGCGCCAGCCATAACAACAACTTCGTTTATGCTCGGATCGCTACAGGCATCCATTATCCCTCGCTGATACTCAGCCCTTGAGGTATGCCATCGGCCTGGCTCTGCGCTACTCTGAGAGTCTAGTCGTCTTTCTAGGTCTGCCCACTGACTTACGTTTAGCCTTGGTGGGGGCTTTAGCGTTTGTATCGCCGTCTTCAGATGGCCCAGAAGTGCTTTTCGCTCGGGTTGCGTTGATTTTCGGCTCATAATTACTTAACTCCTCCAATGCCTCGTTGATTAGATCTTCGCAGATGACCTGACAGTTGCCAGCATCGGATTCACTAGCAACGATAGGCGCTGCCTTAGACGGAATGTTTAATAATTTACCCTTCAACGCTCCTAATACGTCCTCCCACGCTTTAACGACATCCTCTGCGATAACAAGTTCACCCCTAACCTTAGCTAATTCCAATTCAGCAATCTGCGCTTCGGCGTGAACCTTCCTTGTACGGGCCTCATCATATGACCCGCCAATCTTAACTCCACCTGTACTTGCCATATCTCCTCCATTGTCAAGTCTTTAGATTATATATCAGTCCTTCCCTTTATTCATCATGAATTAGTTTCACGATATTCTGTCTCTAGGCGAAAAGAGCGGTCGCGAAATCCC